GGTACGCCGCCACCGAGTACGACGCATGGGATGTCCAAGCCCACCAAGCCCGATGGGAGGGGTGGCAAGCCCGCGCAGAGCTTGGCGAAGGAACCCCGCACTGCACCGAAAAGCTCAACGCCTTGCACACGAACTACATCGCATTGCAGGCTGAGTTCACCGCTTGCTACTCGTCGCTGGTTTCTCAAGAGGAAAAGAACGCTGCCTTGCAGGCTGAGTGTGAGGCGCTTAGGGCCAAGGCTGCGCGGTATGACTGGCTGCGCGAGCAGGACGGCTTGTGCCTAGAAATGCTGATGGACAAGTGCTTCACATGCACTGACGTGGATGAGGCAATCGACGCCGCTATGGGCGCTATGGGCAAGGAGAAGGCATGAGCGAGCTTCTAACGGTGCCCGAAGTCGCGCAGAAATTGCGGCTTGGGGTTTCTACCGTTTACACTAGCCCCGAGGGTTAAGCGCAGCCGGCATTGGATGATGGCTGCTGCGTAGGGTTGCGGGATCGTGGCCGCCCTCACCTCTTCAGGGTCGTGATTTCAATAGTCCTTGAATCCCTGCGCGCGTCGTCCGTCACGACCGAGCAAGTCAGGTACTTCACGCCAGGCCGTGCGCTGGATGGCATCCCGACCACAGCCCGCACAAGCCCGGCAGAGTTGGTGACTGCCCCCACGGTCAGCCCGCCCTCTTGCGTGACAGTGAACGACGCCAAGGCGCCGCCCTCAAGCCAAGGGCGCCAGTCATATTCAAAGGGCAACTCTGCGCCCACGCGCATAGCTTTTTGCATCATTCCTCCAGTGCCAGTAAACGGCGGGGTGATCGGTTGGGCTGCCTGGTCACGACCAAGGTGCGAGCCTCGGGCAATACAAGCATGGTTCGCTGCTCCGCTTGAACGACCAGGCGGCGCGTTGTTGGGTCAAGAGTCGCCGGGTAGAACGCAAAGCCACTGAGGGCTAGCGCGGTGTCTGTCTCGTTGGCGCGCCCTACGGCCCCCAGCGTCGCAGGCGGCAGCAGGGCCAGTGCCGTGTCTGTCTCTGCTGCCAGTCCAACGGCCTGAAGCTGGCGGCGTCCTAGAGCCAGGGCTGCATCGGTTTCGACTGCCAGCCCTGCGGCGCGCAACTGCACCCGGCCAAGAGCCAGCGCGGTTTCTGTTTCAACCGCTAGGCCAACCGCCCGTAGCTGTCTGCCTGCGAGCTGCAATGCGGTGTCGGTTTCAAGCGATACGCCAACAACAGGCCCAGATGCACCAGGCGCAAGGGCTAGCGATGTGTCAGTTTCAGTCGATAGGCCAGCCGCCCGTCGCTGCACCCCAGCAAGCCCGAGCGCCGTGCTGGTCTCTGAGGCCAGCCCCGCCTGTCGCGCAGACTGCGAGGCCAGGCCAAGAGCGGTGTCTACCTCTGACGCTAACCCAACAGCCCTAAGCTGACGCCCAGCCAGAGCCAGCGCGGTGTCTGTCTCTGTGGCTAGCCCAGCGGCAGTGCCGCCAGGAACGCCAGCAACAGCGGAAACGGAATAAACCCGTAGGCGGTCTGTAGCCTCTAGGTTTAGCTGCCAGAGAAGCACGCCGGCTCCTTAGGCGAAGAAGATATCGCCAACCACATCAGCAACGCCGGTTGCCGTTGCGTCGGCATCTGCTGCGCCTGTCACGATGCTGCGGCTGATGGCGGTGGTAAAGCCAATGCCGTGCGCCATAGAGCAAACCGCCTTGTCGTTCGGCGGGATACCAATGGTTTGGGCAACCGCTGCGCCCGCCGTCGCTGAGGCCACGTTGTGCAGCTTCACATAACGCCAGCTCGCGGTTGTGTTGCTCAGGCACCAGCCGACCACTCGCCCCGCCGTGGCCTTGATCTGTGCCACGTTGGTGGTGGCGGCGCTGACGATGTGGTGGCCCGTAGCGGCGCCTGTGGCGTTGGTGCGCACTTGCAAGCCCACATCCATCGCCAAGTTCGTACCCGCTGCAAGTGAGCCGGTGCCGATGTTGGCGGTCACCGTGCCGCTTACAGGCTGCGTGCTGATGATTGGCACGTATGGAACTTGCGAGCCCCAAACGTTGATGGTCGTCGTGCCTGCCGTGGTGGCCGTGGTCAGGCGTAAGCGGCAGTACCGGGCCATCACGTTGGTCACGCGCAGCACGGCAGCGTTAAACGTGGTCGAAGTCGCGCCGGCTTCGCTTAGGAGCGTTGCAGTAATGGGTTGGGCAAAGTCTGCCGTGTTTGACCATTGCACCGTGACAACGCCGGTCGTTCCCATGCTGTTGCACTGGATGAACAAGGATCGAAGCTGCGAGCAATCCAGAACGATTAGATCGGTATTGATCGCGATGACGCCGGCCACGCTGTAGGTGAAAGGCACCAAAGGCGCAGCACTGGCGATGAGCTTTTCTGCATCGCTCATCACGCCAATTTCCAACTTGTTGTGGTTCTTCCCGGTCAGATAATCAACGGTTGCCGTTGTGGAACTCGCAGGCGTGGTGCCGTTGCGAATCTCCACATGCGAGGTCATTTCGTCGTGCTGGTGCGGGATGACGTTCACATGCTCCGCCAACAGAACCCCATCGATGAAGAAGCGCACCGACTCAGTAAGCAATTCAACCCGGTAATCACGAGCCGTTGCCGTGGTGGCGCCGTTTGGAATCGTTACGGTCGTGGTCTGCGTTTCTGATGCCGAAGGTGCGCCGCTTGGGTTGCGCCCGGTCTCGCACTTGAGCGTGGTGTTTGTCGTGCCATCCAAAAGGAAGCGAGCAAACCACCGAGTCGTTGCCGCGTCTTCTTCCAGCCCGATGTGGATTTCTTGGTTGGCGATGCGCTGAGAAACCGTGACGCGGGAGCGGAAGACGAGCGGGCCGTAGTCCGTGTAACGCTTGATGCCGGTAATGCTGGTAGCGGTCGTGCCTGCCGTGAGCGTGAGCGCACCCGATGCCACCGACTGCGAGCCGCCCGAGCCGGTGAAAGGCTGCACCAGTGAGCGGTTGCCGGTGCCGGAAGCAGAGCCGGTGTAAGCAGACTTGAGGGTTATCTGCGTGTCGCTGTCGATGGAGTCGATCTGCCGGCAGAAGGTGTCAGCATCAGCCGCAATCTTGAAATAGTCGTTGATATGCATATCAAGCGACATGAAGCCCGTTCCTGTCACGGTCGCACCGCTGACAGTCACCGAACCCAAGCTCAGGAAAACCGAGGTGTTGGAGAAGTTGACCCGGAATGTCCCCTCATCCGTCAGCACCGCGCCGCGTGTTTGCAGGCTCCCGAAGTCGTCAATGTTCAGGGGGCTTGGGAAGGTGTCAGAAGGTGGGCTGTAGTTCGGCCACTGACTGACGCGGTTCCCGGCTACCTTGTTGATTTGGTAGTGGTCGCCACCGTGAATGTCCGTTGCAACCGTCGAACCGCCAGAGCCGGGGTTTAGTGTGATGTTGCTCATGCTTGAACCTCAATTCGGAATCTGTCAGATGTGCCCGTAGTGGTCACACTAAAAACGGTTGTTGCGGCGCTTGATGGAGCAGCCTGCCATGAGCTAGTGCCTACCGCAGTGCCGCCAGAGTCAAGCAAGACGATGCGCAACTGCCCTTGAGTGCCGGTGCGGTCAAAGTCCACCGATACGTCATAGGTGCCTGCGGCAAGCGATGAGCCCCAGCCCATCGTTACTGGGTTGGTCAGGTTTGGGCTGGTGATGAAGTCCGAGCGGTTTAGCGTTGGGTCATCCACCATTGCGAAAAGGTCGCTGCCGGCGCTGGGTGTCCAACTGTTCACAACAATGTCAGAAGCTGGGCGGTAGACCGTGACGCCAGAAGGAAGCGGAATGCTCCGCATCTGAGGTTCGAACAGTTGCCAGGGATTAGCGGTGAGGCTTGCAATCTCTGCAACGCTTAGTGCTCGATTCCATACCCCGCCAACATAGAACCGGCCCGCGTGAACATTGCCAGAGTTCCATCGATTGATGTTCAGGCTGAATGAGCCCGTATCTACGTTGCCGGTCTTGGCTGTAACGCCTGCCGCCACTCCGTCTAGGTACTGGCGAATGTTTGCACCGTCATAGGTGGCTGCGTGAACAAACCGCGAACGCTGCGCAAATGTCCCGCCGCTTGCTGATGCGCCAGAGCCGCCCGTTTTAACAAACGACTGCCATGTAGAGCCGTTGGTATATAGGCCGAAGTTATAGCCAGCGCCCGCCGCCTCAGTGTCGCCAAACAAAAAGCTATTGGGAGCGCCGCCAGCCGTGTAATCAGTCAGCGAAAACATCGTTAGCTGGTTGGTCAGGCGCGTTCTATTGGAGAACGGGTAAGTCGCATATTGCGATGTTGTGTAGCCCAAAGCCTGCCCAACAGAGCCGCTAGATCGCGTCCCGTTGCTGAATGACGGTAGAGACTGGCTTACCAAGTCGCGGCCCGTTGATCCGTCAACAAGCGAAATCAACCCACGAGCAAGCGGGTTGCCCCAATTGATGCTCAGGGCCGCCTGCGGTTGTGCCGCCGGCTCAGTCCTGACGATGCGGCGAGGCATTAGGTGTAATTGCCCGCGTTGACGGTCAAGGCAAAGTTCCCGCCTGTCGAATCAAGGTTTTGCCCGCTGCTCTGAACCACAAAGAAGGCGAAGTTCTGCGGAACGGCTCCAAACACTTGGGCAAGCTCACGACCACGGATAACCACATCGCGCCCGGTTGCCGCGTCAAAGATGTACGAGCCGCAAAGCACGGCACCCGAGAAAAGCACATCACGGCTGCTGATGGTGAACCCTGCATCGGAGCCCGTATAAGCGGCTGTGAACAGTTCGGGCCATGTCGAATCGGCTCGCTGTGCAAAGCACCAAAGCTCTAGCACCGTGCCGGCTGTTGGGGCCGTGCCGCCAGTGCGGAAACGAAGCGTAGGGATGACGAAATCATCTTTGTTCGTGCCGTTCGCCACCGAGGCCGAGCAGCGCCCAACGGTCAAGCCTGCACTCGTTGCAAGCGATGCAAGGGTGATGGTTACCGCACTGCTTGCACGGTAGTTCGTCGACATTAGTTAGCCCTCGCCTGCGCTACGTCTGCATAGCTGATGGGGCCAACGTTGCCCATCACCCAAGCGGTAACGCTGCCGGTCGTTTGCTGGCTCGTTGCAAACAAACGCTCTGCGCGGGTTGCTGGGCGCGTGCAAGCGTTCAGAGCATTGGTGGCGCTGCCGCCTGCCCCGTTGACTGCTGCGCCGTTCACGCCGGAGGGGATGGAAACCAAGGCATCACGCAAGCCGGCGCGGAAGTTGGCAAGACTTGCATCCACCGTGTCGCGCCCTTGGAGCATGAGTTGCAGGTTCATCTGCTTTGTCTGGATGACGAGCATGCGAGACAGGAACCGCTGCAACGAGGCTTGGTCTACGTTCGACTCTGGCACCGTGTCAGTGGGCGTAAACGCTGCCCAGTTGAAGGTATCCATGATGGCGCGCACCGGTACGGCCACATCCCAAACGCGAGCCTCGGGGACTGCGGGCAGGTTGTAGGCATCGGCAATGATGTAGCTTCCGTCGCCCTCTACGGGCAGGAGTGACAAGACCGGATCGGCGGCAATGTCTGCGCGCAGGGCTGCGAGTTGGGCTGTGGTGAGGGGCATGGGGGCTCCTTAGCTGGCGCGGAAGAAAACGCCGGTCGTCATCTGGATGTCTGCGCCGCTTGGCGTTTGCACAAAGTCGAACATGGTCAGCGGGATGATGTTTGCGTCTGTGCCGCTGGTGGTGTCGGCGTCATAGCAAACCGCGATCTTGCTGATCGCGTTGCCGCTGGCCGCCGTCCATGTCACCGTTGGGAGGCTTACCTCGTAACGGTCGTTCGCGTCGTCAGGAGCTGGCAGCGCGGCCAGGTCTGCGTCCGTCAGGGTCTTGCGGCCCATCGTGGTTTGCTCGTTGGTCGTGCCGGCCAGCAAGGCCGTGAGCGTGTCCACATCGATCAGCGTTGCGTCAGACTCAAGCCCGCTGGTTTCGATAGGGACAAGGATGATTGCGCTGTTAGCGGGGTCGTTGTTTTCGACCCTGTTGTAAAGCTCTACAACGCGACCTTTGGCGATGTTGAATACGATGTTTGCCACGTTGGCTCCTTGGGTTTGACTGAGGGTTTAGCGCGTCACGCGCTTGGTTTTTTCGTAAGTGCGGAGTCCACCAACGCCCAACATGCCGCCTGCTACGGTCAGCAAAAGATCAGCGTCCAATGTTGGTGGAATCGGCCAGCCTTGAGTAGTCGCATACCAACTCAGCAAGGGTTGCAAGAGCACGGCATAACCAAAGCCCGCACCACCAACCCACCCAAAGAACGGGCGCCAGCCGGCCACCCAAATGCTGGGGTGCGCGGCCTCGGTGGCGTTGATCTGGAGCTGGGCGATGACTTGCTTCAGCTCGCCATCCATCGCCTGCTTCAAGAACTCGGCCTCGGCCTTCCTCGCTTCTTCCTTGTCGGGAAGCACGCGCCCAATCAGGTCTTTGCCAAATTCAAGCAGGGGGGCGAGCAGCAGGGGGTTCATTAGGTGACCTCAACGATTCCGGGGAATACCCCACTTCGGGCGATGGTGATGATGCGGTTTGCCGGGTTGCGCGGTGTTTCTGCGCTGGTGTGAATCCAGCCGCCCGACTTGCTCGGAAACTCGTTGATGAGCTGGCCGATGCCTAGGGCGTCAACCTGCGGGGCAAGAAGCCGGCAAATGTCGGTCGGCCTGCCGGCTACCGGGCAATGCCAATCTGCCGCCAGGGCGCGCATGTGGTCGCTGCTTTTGCTGCCGCCCACTAAGGCATTGAGCTTGAGCCCCCGGTAACCGCTTGTGATGAGGATAGGAGCGCCGTTAACTAGCCCCAACTTGCCGGACAGGTACTTGCGGATTCGCTCCAGCATCTCCGCTGTTGCCCGAGCATTGGCAAGCAGCTCGGCGGGTAGATCGTTGTCAATGCCGGCCCGTTCTGCGGCTTGGCTTGCGGTGAACTCTGCAAGGCTGAAGTGTGGAGACAGCATCAATTCGGGCATCACTTCACCTTTAGGTAAGCCAAAACCGCAGGAAGGCCGCCAGTCAGCCAAAGCACGGCCAACACGACGCCGCCTATCAGAATCTTGTTTAATAGCCACTTGAGCCAGCCCAGCGCCCATTTGCCGGACTCGCGTTCTGCTGCGATTCCTAGGTGCTCACGCATGGCAGCAAAGCCAAGCTCCCACGTTTTTGGGTCGGCAATTGCAGATTTGACCCCATCGGCTACAGCCGCTTGAACGGCCTCAAGTTCGCTTTTCTGCACAGTTTCTTCCTATGTCGTAAGCAATTCCAAGGGCCACAAGTCCCAATCCCACAAGCCCAACGGTGTGCCACTCTTGCCCGCAAAGCCCCGAGAAGGCCGCATAGCCTGGCGATTCCCCGATGGGCTTCCCAGCCCTGCAAGCGGTTGTCATGCCCTCTTCAAACATGCCAAGAAGGCAAACCAAGAGGACGGGCAGCGACTTTGTTAGGTACGCAACAACCGCAAAGAGGGTGACGCCTTCAATACCCCTGAGCATGTAAAACCACGCCTTAGCCGCTGCGGCTTGGTCGGGGTAGCCTATGGCGATTGCGTCATATCCGAAGTGCGTCACGGCCAAGACGAACAACAACGCAACGGCTAGGCGGTTCACTTTTCTTCGCCGGGGCCGCCGCCGCCCTTGGGGGTTGGGCGGGCTGGCTTCTTTAGCCGAAGCCAAACAAGAAGGCGGTTTAGGAGTGCGCGCATGTTCAGAGCCCTTTCAGGAGCGGCAAGGCCGGGTGCAGAAGAACCAAGGCGCCACCTGCAATGGTTGCGATGGCGTCCAACACTTCAGGGTTGCCAGTCTTGCGGGCTTGGTCGTAAATCTCCTTGCCGATGGCAAAGGCGGCACACAGCAACGCGCCAAGGGCTACGGAGTGAAAAGAGCCGAGGCATGCCAAGGCTGCACCGTAGACGGCATGGTTCGCCTTATCGGCTGGGAGTGCTGGGAGGTTCATGGCTTCGGCTCCAGAGTCAGTAAACAAGCGAGTGACGAACATCGATAGCGGTCGGGGTGAAGCCGGTCGCGCTGCTTGTCCAAAGTTGGATTTGGATTTGCTCGCCGTACTCGAATTCCCACTCAACAACCCGCTCGATGGTTAGCCCAGTCGTTGACGCTGGGCAGTTCACAGCGGCATCAACTTCTTCGAGTACCGTGGTTGCCGTGCGGTCGAACTTGCGCAGCTTCATCCGCACCACCTGAACGGCTGCGGCAGTGGTGAAGACGATAGAAACGTAGCTCTTGACGATGCCGGTTTTCTGAATCACCGCACGCTGGCCGACTTGGAGTGCCGCCAAGTCCTTGCCCATCCACTTTTTGACCCCGTAGGTCAGCGGGAACTCTGCGGCTGTGGTGTTGGTCTGCAAAACACCGATGGCCGACGATGCCTTGCCAACCATCCACAAATCACCGTAGTTCACATCCTGGTTGATCGTGGTGGCGAAATAGGTGTCGCGGTTTCGACGGAAGGTCGTGAATACGTTTCCTGAGAATGCCGTGCTGACAGCCACAACGAAGTAGTTGTCGTCAACGTTGTTGACCCCGCCGCCGATGATGTTGACGACCAGGTTCGCAATCTCGCTGTTCGTGATGCGGATGCCGTAGGACTCGAAAATCTCAATGTTCCCGAACCACATCGAGCAGCCCACGAAGCTGAAGCCGTTGGCCACGTTCTTGGCGAAAATGTTGTGGCCGCCGAACGCATGGTTGAACGAGCACCCCACAGCCTGGCCGTGCGCGTCGTTGTCCCCGAACTCCAGCATGAAGTTGTCGTAGCACCAGTTCGCCTGGCACGCCGCGAACGAGTTATTCCCGCCCTGAACATAGAAACCAGTCCGGCACTCGTAGGCGTAGCTGTTCGTGGTGCACACGTACTCGTAACGCTGGTCGTACCAGATGCCGTAGTAGCAGGTGTACGCGCTGACGTTGTGAATGCTGGACTTCTTGCCGAAGATCGTGGCGCCGCTCATCACCTCCCGGCCCCAGATGCCTGCTTTGTCAAAGCCGTAGAAGTCGCAGTCTGAGATGCTGACTTCTTTGAGGTTGCGCCCGGTGCCGAAGGCCGCGCCCACAACAACGCCGCAGCGGGTGCCGATGGTTGCCGCTGGAAACGACTTGAAGTCGGTGGTGTCGCCCCCGTTGAAGTTCACGCCCTTCAGCGTGAAGTTGCTGACATCGATCGTCAGGGCCTGCTTGTTCGCCCCTGCTGCAAGTTGAACAATCGCCCGGCCCCCTGGGCAGATCAAGCCGGTGTTCACCACACCCACAAGGTTCTGCACCGTGTAGGTCTTGTTGGCCCTGAGCAAGCAGGTTTGCCCAAGGTTCAACACCCGCTGAATGGATAGTGTGTCGTCCGGGTCAGAGCCAAGGCGGAAGTCCTCGGCATAGAGCCCGGTGTCGAGGTTCTTGTCGTGCTGCGTGCGGGCGAGGGAGCCGGTGAATGGTTGGGACACGGCCACCAGCGCATCGCCTTTGCCGGCGTCAGTGCTGGCTAGGTCGCCAAAAATCTGAAGGCTGGTGCTCACGTCATTGGCCGACGGCATGTACCGGATGAGAGCGCCCGCCTTGGTCTTGACCGTCATTGAATAGTCCCCATCGGCGAACAGGGTGCCAATTGCGCCATTGCGCGACGGGTAGCCGTTCAGGGTCTGGATGGGCTGAGCGGCTGGCTGCGTGCCTGCGGCATCCCAGTAAACAGTTATGGGCGCGGTCTCCGGGTTCTGGCCAGCGCTGCCAAAGTACAGGCGGCCTCCGTTCAACGGCGTGCCTGCCAAGGTGAAAAACTGCTGTTGGGTGCTATTGATGGCGAGCATTTGATTCCTCTATTTCGCGCGCTGGACGTTGCTGATTGATTCCTGAACTCGCTTGGCGATGCGCTTGTCTTTGACGTGCGCAGTCAGTGCGCGAAGTCCAGAGACCACCGGCAGCGGGAGTCCGGTCAGCGATCCCGTAGCGCCTGCTTCTGCGAGCGCGGCCAAGAGCACCGATGCGGTGTTGCTGGTGTTGACCGAGCCCGGCGGGAGCGTCATCACGACTTTGGAGATCTCGTTCAGATCGCGCACGGTCTGCGCGCCGCGCTTGCCAAGAACAAACTCCATGCGGCCGTCTACATCCATGGCGCGCACTGCGTTGTTCAGCTTGGCGGCCGAGAAGATGGGGTTCCCCGCCGTGTCGGTGGCAACGCCCTTGGTCGCTTCGTCGAGCAGGTGCCGCGCAGTCGCGCCCTGAAGCTCTTTCCACGCCTGCGCGCCCTCCTCTCCGCCGGCAACTTGCAATGTGCGGCGCAGTGCCCCGAGGCTCTCCCGGTCACCATTCAGCACCGTGCGGCGGAACACATCCTCAAGCGCTACTTGCCGGTCTGCCGTGCCGCGCCGGGTGCGTAGCAAGTCCCGAACGATGGCGTTGTCTTCAAAGAGCTGCGCGTAACGCTGCCGAGACTTGCGGGCTTGCTTGTAGAGGTCGCCGCCCATGCCCTCGGTCTGCTCGTCAATGAGGTTGCGCAACATCACGCCCATGCGGGTATTGGTCGCGTTGTCAGGCGAAGCGCTGATGGCGTTGCCGACTTGCCGGCGCACCAGTTCCATCTGGCCAAGCGGCAGATCGCGAGCAACCAGCTTGCCATCGACCATTTCAGCGCCACCGAGGCGGATCAGCTCGCGCTGTGCAATGCCGAGAGACGCCCCGGCCAGCTCTGGAGCGTTGGCGCTCGCGTTCTCTTCCAAGAAGGCAACCAGAGGCTGAGTGCTCACGGGCTGCTCCATCTCGCCCGCCTTCTCGGCCTCCTTGTAGCGTGCTCGATATTCAGCCTTTCTCTTTGCTGCGGCTCGCGTCAAGGCTTGATCCACCGTGCGCCCGGTCTCGATCAGGGTTGTCGCTTGCGCGCCCGTTTGATCGACCATGGCCTCGAAGTTCTGTGCAAGCTGCCGGTTCTGAGTGGCCGCGTTGTTGCGTAGCGGCGTGCCAAGGGTTGGGTCTTTGGCTGTCTCGCCTTCGAACCGCAGCTGCTCGAAGTCCCGCGTTGCTTGGCCCTTGGTGAGCTTGATAGGCACCGGCAACTGCCCAGCCGTTGCCACACGCTGCACTGCGGCATCAGCACCGGCTGCGCCCACGCTGCCCAATGTGCCCGGCGTGGGTGCCGGCTGGCCAGACGGCCGCACCATCTGCTGAACGCGCTGCACGGCCTTGGGGACTGCCGTGGCCACTTGATCCACTGCCGCAGCGCCAGTTGTCTTCGCCGCTTGCACCGCTGGCGCCATCGCTCCCTTGGGCATCAAAGCCGGCGCAACCGCCGCGATGGGGATGAGATGCTGCAGCGCCCGGCCAATGGCCTCGACGTACTCTTGACCGGTAGCGCTGCGGGGCGCGTAGGTCAACGCATCGGCGCCGGCCATGGCGCCTTGCTCGATCCGGTCCGCCGCCTGGCGCTGCCCGAACTCACCTTCGGCTGCGGCGCCAGCCATGGCCCCGCCCATGCCGCCAAGCATGCCCAGCGATCCGCCGGTAGCGCCCGTGACGACGGTCAAAGCAGCTTCACCAGCGCCCTGCAGGCGGTCGAGCATGGATGGCGCTGGCGCCGCTGGCTTCTCTTTGCTCGGGTCAGCCGCGATCTGCCGGCCGTCTTTCAGCACGGCCACGGCTGGGATTTGCGCCACGGCATTGGTGCGCTTGGAGAGGTGCGCGATCACCTCGCTGTCGCTGTAGCCGTTGCTCTTCGCCCCGTCCAAGTCATACCCGCGCGACTTGGAGAGATGCTGTGCGATCTCGGCATCCGTGTAACCGGCCTTGCGCGCGGCTTCTACGTCGAATGCCATGTCACTGGCTCCTTTGGCCGCCCTGGGCGCTTTGGGAGACTTCAAAGCTGCTCAGGGGAGGCCGGCTGCCTGGCGCTGCGGGGGTGTCGGGCTTACCGAGTGGGACGCCGGTGCTCTTGGCAAGAGACTCCCGCCCCTTCTTGAGCAGGCGCGAGGCTTCGTCCAAGTTGGCGCGGAATTGCTTCTCAGACTGCGTGCGGCTCAGATTCTGGAAAGCCGCCTGCAGCTTCTCGCCTTCCGCATTCGACAGCGCGCCCATGCCCTTGATGTTGGGAATCTGCGCCAAGAATGCTTGGCTGCCCAGCGTCTCGATTAGCGCAACGGCATCGACCGACTCATCGCGCACTGCTGGCAATCGGCCTTCAATCCCGCCCACCACATCATCCAAGCGCCCGTTCTTCTTGATGCGCTCGACGGTATTCAGCATGTTGTCGATAGCCGCCGCGCCAGCCTCTGCGGTCTGCACCTTCTCCCGCAGCTTCGACTCCCGCGTACTCACCGCTTCATCAAGCTTCATCTGCAGCTCTTTGCGCTTGAGCTCGTTGCCTTCCTTGGCAAGCGAGGCAGTCATGGCCGCAATGCGCGTGGACTGCTTTTTGAATTCGATGTCAGCTTGCAGCGCCTGAATGTTCCATCCCTTGGCTTCAAGGTCTTTGATTGCATTGCTCTCGGCGTACTTGGCAGTCACGGCCTTGGTTGTGGCGTCAGACTCAGCAGCGCTAGCATCGGCTTGGCCCTTCTTCACCAAGCCGGGTTGCAGCTCGGCCGCGCGCTGCTCGGTCCCGAGCTTTGACGCACCCTCGATCACCTTGTCACCGCCTGGGATGGCGGCCAGGCGCAGTCCGATAGATGTCTTCAGGGAGTCCGGGTGCCGCTCTGCCCATTGCGCCATGTCTTCAGCTCGCTTGGCGCCTTCTTCATCGCCGCTGTTGCGCAGAGCAGTTGCCCGAGTCTTCAGGACAGACTGCGCGACATCAGGGCGGCCAGACTGCAAGGCGCCAAACACTTCGGCAGCGTGAGACAGCGAAGCTTGCTGCTGCTCGCCGTTCATCACATCCCAGCCGTGCTTGAGTTCTTTGGCGAGCTGCGGATAGCGCACCATGAGCCCCGGCAGTTGCTTGGGGTCTTGCGAAGCTGCGGCCAAGTCGGCTTGCAGTTGAGCCTGTTGCGCGGCGGCTGACTCAGCCTGCGCCCGCTCGTCCATGATCTGACGTATGCCGGTGCCGGCCTTGAACCCTTGCAGCGCCGATTCGAACGGCTGCTGGACTTGCATCGTGTAATCGATCGGTCCCATGTTTAGAGCCCCCCGCCTTGGCCGCCGAATGGGATGTTCTGGAATTGACTACCCCAACTGCCTCCGCCACCGCTGCCACCGGCTGGCCGATACAAGCCGCCGAATGCTCCGATCGCTCCGGTGATGGCGTTCGCGTAGCCGGCTTGGGCGCGGCCTTGTCCCAAGATGCCGCCGGCCAGGGCGCTGCCCTGCTGCTGCAAGAGCTGCGTCACGTTGTTTGTGCTCGCTTGTCCAAACTGGCCGGTATTGGTCGCAGCGCCAAGGCCCATGCTGGCAAGCCCGCCAAGCCTGCTGTACTGGTCATTGATGGCCGCTGAAAGCATGGCCGGGCGGAACTGGCCCAGAGCCCCTTGCACGTTGCCGCCGCGCAGCCCGCCTGTGGCCGAAGCGTTCTGCAAGATCGCGTCTTCGCCTTGTCGGGTCAGTGCTGCCAGCTCGGGGGATCGGCTGATGGCATCGATGGCCGCGCGCTGTGCATCGGCCCCGTTTGTGCCGGCCAAGTTCTGTTGCTGCCCAAGCGCGCCGGTTCCCGCCGTCACGTAGGGCTTGAGCAGCTCTTGAATGGCATCGAACTGCCGGCGCTGCTCTGCAATGCCCAGCTCCGCAGACTGGGACTGCTGTCCGGCAGCATCCTTTGCCGCTTCGCCTTGCTTTTTGGACGAGTAAACGCCCCCAACCAGCGTAGCGCCGGCCACACCTACTGCGATCCAGCTCATTGCAGCCGCTCCTTGGCTGCGGCTTGAAGCATCGGCTCCGGCTCGATCAAGAGGCGCTCAAGCGCTTCAAGATCGGTCTCGTTTGTGAGGTGGATATTGGTGCAAACCACATCGGTAATTGCTGCACCAACTCGCTTCAAGCCCGGGCGGCATACCGTCTGGAATGGAGCCTTGACGATCTGGGTTCCGTCTTCCGTCGCCAGAGCAATTTCGCCCTTGCTGATGATGAAGAGGTGTTCGGTCGAATGAACCTTGCCCACAAGCACGGTGCCGGCTTGAATGCGGATGGTGCGCGCATAGAAGCCGGGGCCAAAGGTGTGTTCTGCGGGGATGTCCGCCTGCGGCATGGCCAACATGGCAGCCTGCAAGCGGTCGATTTGCTCGCGTGTTGGCGAGTTGCTTTGCGGCGCTTGAAGCGCATCGCTGAGGTTTGGCGCGGTGCCCATGCGTCACTCCCGGATGAGGGGTCGTGAGCTGCTGGCGGCTCAATTTCTCAGCGGACCAGTAGAAGACTGGTCGAGATGGCGCGCATTGTAGGCAGCGCGCAGCGTGCGCGCCAGCCTCACAAAACGCCGAGCTCTCCCTCTGCTTGGAAGGTCAGCGCGTTGGCCGTACCCGCTCCGCCAACCAGCGCTTCCGCGCCTTCAATGCGCAGCAGGCCGTACCAATCAAACGCGCTGTTGGCTGCCACGCTGAGCCCTTGGCCGATCACCTCTGTGCCCGCCACATTGGCTCCTGAAGCTCCAAGCCAAAGGCTGAAGGTCGCAGCGCCGGCTGATCTGTTCACGATGCGGATGTGCTTCAAGATCAGCACCAAGCCAGGCGCCGAAACATTGGTGCCGCCGCTGACTGTTGGCAGGGTGATGATGTCGGTTCCCAGTGCGGCCAAGAGCTGCAGCGGGCCAATTCGTACAAGCTTGTTTTGCATGGCGGCCCCTTAGCTGTAAGCGGCGACTTCGCGCCATTGCACGCCTACCCCGAGCTGCCACGTGCCGGCGGCATCCATGACGGCGGGGTTTCGGATGCCGAGTACTTGGCCAGGCTCAAGCACCACCTCGTAGCTCTCCGATGCGGCGAACTCAAACAGCGCTTCAGCGTAATTGCCGGCGTTGCCCACATGCACCAGGGGCATGGTCGCGATGGGCTGAGCCTCCCATGTGATGCCGGTCACGGTCAGCGCGCCCGTGGTCGCAATGCGCAGGTCTCCGCCAGATCCGATGTTGAACTCGCTGGCAGGGTGTGTCGTGTGCTTTGGCACCGCATCGCCCATGGAAGCGCCGCCCGCAGTCGCGGCTCCAGAGCCCCGAAACAGCGCCAGACGGCGGCCAGCCGTCAGCGGCACAGTGAACGCCACTAGGCAGGTGTATTGCAGCCGCACGCGGTCGATGTAGGCGCGAGCCGATGAGCCGGGGTCCAGTCGCATGGCAAACACTGCGCTGTTGGCGCCGAGGGCGGCTGCCACGGTGCCCGTGACGCCGGATGCGCTGTAGCCATTGCCACGCGGTACCACGATGACGCGTGCGGCGGCTTTGTCGGCCTCGACGCGAAGGTCTCCGGCAGTGGTGCCGTTGGAGATCGGAAAGCCCATGGTCAGTTACTCCAAGCCCAGCGGACCCGAAACCGCCCGCTTGCCAAAGATGGGCAGCGCGCAGAGAGGGTGAATCCGCCAGTGACGATGTTGATGGGGGTTACAGAGATGAGAGCCGCAGCGAGCTCGTGCGCGTGCTGCGGGTTGTCTGGCGTGGTGTCGCTGTCAGCGCCGGTAATCCAAGCCATGACCGTGGTGCTGGGGATGACGCCAACTTGACCGGTGACCGTGACCGTTGCGACGTCTTTTGCTGCGGCGCCAAAGTCCACCTCGGCCGCACCCACTGTGAGGCTGGGTGCGCTTGATGCCGCTGAACCATTGCCACCCGGCGGGCTTGGCATGTCGTCTTCTGGCTCACGCTGTTGCATGAGCGCCTGACCCGCCAGAGCTTCAGCCCGTTGCGCTGTTTGCTGCGCCAGGGTGATGGCGTCGGGCATCTGGGTGCTGATTGCATCGATGTAGCTCTCGAAGGCTCGGATCAGCTCATGCCGGTCGCCCAGGAACTCCCGCAGCTTGTCGCGCGATAGCCGGCGCGTGGTGAGGGCTGGGCTGTCAGGCATTCAACGGCTCAATCGTCATGTCGAGCCGGGCCACTGAGATGCTGGCATCGCTGGTGCCCCGGAAGCGCTGGAACCGCATCTGGCGGATCTGGCCCTGCCGGCGCCACTGCAAGCGCTGGTTGCGCTGCCCGATGCTGCCGGCGCGTACTGGCCGCTCCAGGCTCCAGGTCTCGCCGTCGAATGAATGCGAGGTCCACACAACCGGGTCAACGCCAGGGGCAACCCGGCCAGTGAGGCACGCAAGTTCAACGGCGTGCACCACGCCTCCCAGGTTCTCATTGAAGAGCACCGCCGTGCCAAAGGCCCACCCGACCACCTGCCCGTAGTGGCTCGCAACGGCTGGCGTGAGCACGCCAAGCGCTGAGCTGGTTGGATCTCCGCAGAGCCACTTGCCGTAGCACCATGCCAGGTGCCGGGCGCGATAGGCAGAGAGCCCATTCAAGCCGCTGGACAGCTCGAACCAGACCGGCGACTGCAAGGCGGCAGAGCTTGCCGCGTCGTACACAAGGCTGACGTTTGGCAGGTGCAAGATCAGGTCTTGATGGCCTTGATCGGTGCGCGTCTCCATCACAACCGCTGCCAGCTCGGCGACGGTGTAGCCGGCCAAGATCTGCTCGATCTCGCGCGTGCTGATCTTGGCGCTGGCCCCGTTCTGGCCCAGCCACACAGCAGGCGACTCGCCACGGCCGCCGCCAAGGAAGGCCAGCCCATCGACATACCAGCAGAAGGCGTGCGTACCAAGTGCGCCGCGTGGAATCTGCGCGCCCTCAATTCGGGCGAATGGGAAGAGCTGCCCGCCCACGTTCTCAAACACTTCGATGGTGTGCCGGCCTACCGCGTACACCTCATGGCGCTTGAGCAGCATGCCCTTGATGGGGTCCGGATCGGCTTCTGCGCTGCCGTACTTCAGCGGGTTGACTTGGGTCGAGTCGCTCAGCTCTGTGACAACCAGGCTGGTGCCATCGGTCGTCATGAAGTAGCCGTCAACGAAGATCACATCCAAGGCTGTGCCGAGGTCTGGATCGGTGACTTGGCTCAGCGTGGCGCCGTTCCAGTAGAAGAGCCTCCCGCCGCTTGCGATGGCCAGCCGCTCGAAGCTGTAATCCATTGAGACCGGCCCGCCGTCGCCCACATCGCCCAGCGTCTCAATGCTGCCGTCAGAAGCAACGCGCTGCAGCTTTGTGCCTTGCACGCGGTAGCAGATGTCGTTCCAGACGATGGCGCCGCGCGCCACCCCCGCCGATGTGCCGGTCTGCTCAATGCCATCAGCCGGCCGCAGGTAGCCCGCCGAGATGCCTTGGCTCTTTGGCACCGGTCGCATGTTGCGCGGATATCGGGTCCGGAACTCCGCGTTGGCATCGGCATAGATGCCGCTCAGGATCGGGATTTGTGGCACGAATAGCCCGCGCCTTCTTAGGGGCCTACGCCTTCGCCGGGCGTGATGTAGACCGTAGAGCCGGTGGCAGCCGAGAAGACGTCCACAGTGACCTGGCCTTGCGCGGCGCTGTCATTGCCCGAGCGCGTAATGATGCGCTGGCTGTTGGGGAGTAGCGGCAAGTCCGCCACGCTGGCCACTGTGTTGTTGCCGTTGGGCCGAACGCGGACGAAGCAAAGCACCGTTCCCACGTTGGTGAGCAGCAGTTGCTTGGCCGTCGATTCAACGGTCGCTTGCGCGGCGCCAGCAACGGAGGCCACGGACACGGTGCGCCCGTAGTAGGGATTGAATGGGCTGTTGACCATGATGCAGTTCCTTGGGTTGGGGGGCTTGATCAGCCGACGCGGTACCAGGCCTTGAAGACCCCATCGAAGCGCAGGCGGAAAAATGAATTGGCCGTGAGCGCAGTAGGCCCACCGTTGACGGTCGAACCGCTGCCATTGATGGTCAACGCCGTCACAGCCTGGGTCGAACTAACTTGCAGCTCTTGGCCGTCAACGCATGCGGCCTGCGGCGGCAGAACGACCGTTCCGGCCGCATAGCCAGCGGCAGGGGTCAGCAGCAGCCACATGCTGGCGCCCGGTGTCGGTGGCGCAATGGTTACGCTGAAGCCGGTCGCGTTGGGCGCGGCGTACTGCGTGATGGGCTGTGCGCCGGAGCTGGTGAGCTCTCGCACCAGCGCCACCAGATCCGTCACAGATGCGCGGCGGTCTTGCCCTTGCGAGGGGTCATAGAACGGCACCTGAGCGGCCTCGCCGATCGCCCCCGCGTTGAGTCTTTCGATGGCCATGGTGCTACTCCGGGAGAAGGTTCAGATCGCCGCCTTGCGTGAGCTGCACGGGGCTGGTGTCTGGATTGGGGAAAAAGATGCGCTCACGGCGCTTGAAGCCGGCACCCATGGGGAGGTTGCTCGTCAGTTGTTGCTCTGGCGGCTGCGCTGCAGAGATCAAGAGCGCGTCATACGCATCTCGGGCTGACTTGCGGGTCTCTGGCGGCAGCGTCTTTCCAAAGCCAGGGGCGAGCTGCACAGCCAAACCCAGAAACACCGCCTGCACTGCCGCATCTGGAATGCCGCTGGCGTCGTCAAGGTCTGAGCTGCTGGGGCCGCTTGGCAGTGCGTAGCCGATGCGAATCCCCTTGGCTTCCCAGGCTGCCACCATGGCATCCATGCGGCGCAGCGCGGTTTGCATCTCTTCAGGCTCTAGGTCGAACTGATGCCCTGCCAGCGCGAGCTCAGCAAACGCTTCGTTGATCAGCTCGCGCTTGGTCCACATGCTCAGGCGCCCTGCTCGGCCAGCTTGGCGGCAATGAGATCAGCCAGCTTCTTGTCGCCCGTGTTGTGATGGAAGGCAATGCCAAGTTCTTTGGCCTTCTGCTCCAGCTCGTCGCGAGTTGGCGGCTTGATGCTGTCTTCCTCGGGCGCTGGCGCTGGTGGCGGCTCAGGCAGGTCGGCCAGCTTGGCGGCAGCCCAAGTCTCGTGCCAACCGCCAGCCATTGCGGCCTCAAGTTCCGATTCGTCTTGCACGATGACCGTGCTGAAGCGGCTGCCTTCGAACAGCTCGGGTCCGCCAGCGCGGTAGAGCATTTGTGGGAACTGGTCCATGGTGTTCACTCCGTCTTGAATGCACAAGGCGGAGCCTCTTTCAAGGCTCCGCCATCGGTTCAGCTCAGGCCGATCAAGGCTGGCTGAACATCTCAATGCCGCTCATCTGCGGCTGCAGGTTCACCAGCCCGTACAGCACGTCAAAGCGGTAGCGGGTGGACAGATCGCCGATGGCGCCCTGACGGGTCATCAGCACCGGAATGCCGTGATCCGTGGTGCCGGTGAGCACGTCCATGCCCGCGTTCTCTTGCGGCTTCAGGCGGCCGGGCATGATTTCCATCGCGCTGCGGTGCCAGAAGGGGTTGCAAGAGCCCGCTGCCGTGTTCTGGAACACGATCGCCGCGCCGTTGGCTGGCGTTGCCGTCACGTTGCGGTACTGAACCTCCGCATCCGTTGGCGAGGAGTCGGCCGCAATGATCGGTGGGCTGATGGTGACTACGCCCGAACCGCCGCCGCCCGAGACGATGGCGGTAATGCGGAAGGTCTTCAGCACCCCGGTATCGGCCTTGGTGATGTGGTGCACCTCGTTGACGCCCGCGATGGTGAACGCATCGCCCACCTTGACCGTGCCGCTGGTGACGGTGATGGTCAAGTTCTGGAAGCGGTTGTCCACGTTCTGGGTCTCGCCAGTGCCCGCCGTGCTGGTGGCACGCGGCACGAAGCGCTGGTTGGCACCGTTGACCGTGACGCCAACACCTGCAGCAGCAGTCAGGCGATAGGCGTAGTCCAGCTTGTAGGTGTCAATGCCCGCCACCATGCCGATGGCTGCGCGCTCGTAGGCGGTCAGCGCCTTGGGAGTCAAGGTGCCACGGCCTGCCAAGTTGCTCGCCATATTGTTGTAGTCGCCGGACGAGTAGCAGGCCACACGATCATCCATCTGGATGCCCAGGCGGTTCATGGCGGTGTCAATGGCGGCCACATCATCAAAGCCCGACGCGGCAGCGCTGCGCTTGATGAAGATGGTGCCCGAGAGCGCAGCCAAGTCGCTGCAGCTCACGTTGATGTCACTGGCCAAGCGCTGCATTGCCGCTTTGCTCAGGCGCTCGCGTTGCTGCTCGTCGCGCAGCTCGCGGGCGGTCAGCACCATCGGCACGGCGCGCTGGAAGCCCAGCGAGGTTGGCACGCTCAATTGCGTGTGGTTGCGGCCAAAGTTTGCCGATTGATCATTGCCCGAGAAGGACTGAATGATGTACGGCTGAGGGCGCCAGAACAGGTCTGCAGTTCGTTCGCTGGCGGTGTCGTCAACGTTGAACTTGCCGAACAGGCGGCTGATGATGAGGGCGTCTTGAAAGCCTTCGAGGGCCTTCTCAAAGAGAACGATTTCTTGCTTATTGAACGAGGCCATGATGGCGGCTCCTTGCGTAGATGAGTTGGCGTGTGCGACTTGCGCCGCGTTGCTTGACTCATCCGCTCAGGGCCGGACGGGGGCCTCACTTCACTACCCGTAAGGTGGGCGAATCCGAAGCGCTGTGACGGCAGCGCTACCAGCCGGCGCCGTTCAGGTGGCGCTTGCCTTTTCCTTCACTCGCTTCGCTGCCTTGTAGGCAACGACCTTTGAAACATCACCCGTCTTGGCCGCTTCCGCATACAAGCGGTCCAAGGTTGTATCGACGGCAGAGACGCCAGCGGCACCGGATCGCAGCTCGCGCTCTGGCGTGGTGCTGGCGGCCTTGCGTGGCGCAATCTTCATGCTGGCCTCCAGCTTGCCAATGGCCACCGCGAATTGAACTGGGTCGGTCATTGCGGACAACTCGCGCGCCTTCGTGGGGTTCTTGCCCAGGGCGTAAACCATGGCGGCAGGGTTCGAGAGCCCGGCCACCAGAATCCCTTGCTGAACTTCGCTCAGGATGTCCTTGGTGATGGCCTCAGCGTCTTCGAAGTCGCGCACCTTGAGGGCAGCGCCTGCGGCCTTGTAGGCCTTGACCTTGGCGCCCCATGCCTCGCGCTGCGCCTCTTCGGCCCGCTCGCGCTCAGCGACTTCGCGCTCTGCCTTGCCCTTGCGTTCGTACCAGCCGGCCAGCTCGCTGTCGTACTTGTCGGTATCGAAGTCGCAAGCCTCTAGCGTTGGCTTGGCACCCACCACCGTGGCAGATGGCGCTGGCTTTGCGGTTGCAACTTGCTGTTCAAGCTCACGGATGCGGCGATCCTTCTCCCGGTTCGCCTTGCGCAGATCGCGCACCCAATCAGGCGCGGCGCGTTGCTCAGCATCATCGGCAGGCTGCTCGCCGCCCAAGGTGATGACGACTTCTGATCCGTCCTCGCCATCGCCATCAGCGGCAGCACCGGTCTCTGTGCCCGCAACAACAGCGCCAGCCTCTGAATCGCCCTCTTCGGAGGATTGATCCGGCATGCCCAAGGCTGCATCCGCCTCGCCTACAGCGTCAGCATCAAGCACTTCGACATCAGCGGGTAGATCGATGGATGGCATGTGTGGACTTTCGGCGTATTGCGGCTTGTGTAGGCTCAATCGTAGCGACAAACACCTATTTCAAGCAACTTTGAAGCTCCAAACAACCATTGCGCGCTTCATCATTGCGCACCTGATGGCATTCTGAGCATTGAATGCAGCGCCTGAGCGGTTGCGATCATTCGATCCCCCGCCGCGCCCTCGGTTTCGGCAAGGGTCTTGCTGGCTTGGGCCCGTTTGAGGTCAGCGCTTGCGATGGACTGCACCGTGTCGGCCCGCTTCTTCGCCGCATCGGCTTGGGCCTGCTCAGCGGCGGCCATCAGGTACTGGCTCTGCGGGTCAGGCGGCGCGTTCTGCTGTTCGGCGGTTATTTCTGCCTTCTCTTCGTCGGTCGGCTTGATGACGCCCATGCGAACCATCTTGCGGCGGTAGTAGGTGCGCGCATCCGCGATGCCCTCGCCCTCCATGTTCATCATGGCCAGCCCGCTCAGCACGGCCAGCGTCTCCGGGTCTTGCGTGAGTTGCATCATTCCGGTTAGCGCCCGTACGGTCGCGGCGCGGCGGCTGGAGCTGCTCGGGCCCACATCAACCGCAACTTCGAAGGTCGCCTTGCTCAGATCGTTCTCGACCACCTCGGAGGCCGTCTCGGGGTCATAGCTCGGGCGATTAACCACCACGGACCCGGCCTCGCCGCTTGAGCTGACCGTCTTCATGCGGCGCTCTGGCTCAACCACCAGATCGCGCATCATGGACAGCCAAATCTCGCCCGAGCGCTTCATGCTCTTGGCCAAGTTGCTCATGTAGATAAACACCTGCATGTCCAGACGGTTCTGAATCAGCTCCACGGCCTTGCCGCTCATGTTCGGCTGCAACTGCTCGCCGGCCTGCTGATTGCCCAACAAGTCTTGCAAGGCCTGCTCCGCGAGCTGCGCGAGAGCAGCCATTGCCGGCGGCAGCGTTGGAGCCTTGGTGTACGCCACCGGCCCCGCGGGCATGCGCTGCCCGTTTTCGTCGGTCACCGGGTTGATGAGCAAGTACGGGTATTTCTTGACCGTGTCTTCTGCCCACATCACCGCATGCCCCGCGATCTGCTCAGGCGTGAGGATGGGCTTCTCGACGTCGAACCGGGCCGCCATCTCGGCCAGCCACGACATCAGCAGGTTCTGCAGGCGCTGCGCATCCTTCGCCAAGCGCACATGGCCCATGCAGCGCTCCACCCCATCAATGACCCAGCGCTTGCCGAAGAACATCACGATGGGGATGTGCTTGCCGGGGATGCGCCCGCACTCTTCCAGAACCTTGCCACCGCTCAGGATGTGGCAGAACACAGCGCGGCGCTTGACCCGCTTGCGACCGACTTCGCGGAATCCCGTGGCCATCAGCTCGTCCAGCATGTCCGGATCAGCATCCAGCTCCGACTGCTTGACCTTCATCGGCTTGGCGTCGGGGTCAAGGCCTTGGAACGAGATCACCAGCTCCGTGACCTCTTCCACGCTGTAGCGCTTGCACACCCACACCAGGTCAGCGGTGCACCAGTCGAACTGGGTGCGCTGAATCTCCTTGGGCCAGGTCGTCGGGTCGTCGCCGAACTCCTCTTTGTAGGCTGCGTGCGTGTAGGGCGTCAGCACATAGCAGCGCTTGGCGTCGGCCTTGTCTTGGCGCTTGGCGCCCAGGTCAAAGAACACGGTCGAATCAGCGTCAAAGATCGGTTCAATCTCGATCCGCTGGCGCTGGTCGTCGTCGTCGTCTTCATCCTCATAGCATGCCCGCAGGCGCCATGCCCCAATGCCACCGGCCGCGCCCTCTTCGAACGCGGTGTCATAGGCCTCATTCGCCGTGCTGCGCTGCTCATCGGCCCGATAGAGCCCGTCGCACACATCGGCCAGGCGGTCGTCGGTCTGGCCGTCGCGCGGCTGGAAATCGACGGTGATGCGGTTGTTGCGGTACTCGTTGACGATGCGAATCACCGCCAAGTGCACCTTGTTGAACTCCAGCCGGGGCTTGTTCTCGAAGGCTTCACCCAGCGGCCCTTCCCATTGGGCCCCTGCAATTGAGTAGAAGCGCCGGTCCTCTAGGCACTGCATGCGCTCCTCGCGCACAGCGGCCTGAATCTCGTCGAACTCGGTGAGCGCTGCGGAATGCAGCTCGGCGAGGCGTTGGGCTTTGGGTTTGGTCATGGCGCTCAGTTAGATCAAAACGACCAATTGCCCAGCAGCGGTAATGCCAATGATTGGCGCGCTTGCAGAGCCGCTTGGGGGCGGTGGTGGAGGCGGAGGGGCCGACGCATTCACGGTCAGCACCGCTGCCGATGTCGTAGCTGTGCCATTGGTGTTCGTGAAAACAGCGCGGTACTGGTCTGCGTTGTTGGCGCTGCCGCCGGTTACGGTCGTCGCTGGCGTGGTGTAGCTGGCGCTGGTGGCGCCGCCGATGGGTGACCAAGCTCCGCCGCCGTTCGTGCTGCGCTCCCATGCGATCGTAGGAGTTGGCGTGCCGGTAGCTGCTGCCGTGAAGGTGGCTGTATTGCCTGCGGTGACAGTCTGATTGCTCGGGTTCGTGGTGACTGCCGGAGATCCAGCCTCACCCACGGCTGCCGTATAGATCGGCTCCGCTGGAATCTGCGTAACGCCAGCGCCGCCAGGAAGCGTGATGTCGTCAGAGGTGGGCACCACGCGCCCGACAGCAGTGTCACCACCCGCGAACGTAAACGTGGTCGTTCCGGCTGGGCCAACCGCCGCCGCGCTGGTGGTGATGACTAGCTGTGTCGCCGCGCCACCGTAGGCGATGCTGCTGACCGTCATCGCGCTACCGTTGTCGCTGATGGCCCAAGGCTGCAAGTCGTGCGTGCGGCCCGTCTTCAAGGCACGGTCAAACGTGACCGTAAGCTGATTGCGGCCTGCGTTCCACGTTGCCGAGGAAAGCCGAGGACCGCGCCCACCGCTGCCCGCATAGAGCGATTGCTTGAGCGCAATCCACCAGCGGTTCGCCACCGCTTGCAATTGCGTGTCGCTCAGTGGGTGAACCCCATCGGTGTAGTCCAGCTCAATCAGCACAGGGCCGGGCAACACGTTGGCGTTGTCGCCATGCGCTTCCAAGATTGCGCCGCGCAGGTTGTTCAACGCTGCAACACGGTCAGGAGGTGAGCCGGTGCTGACTTCGCCAAAGATGCCAAGGTGCAGCTTCGGCGCGCCCGCGATGTCGGCGCCCAGATTGCTTGCCAGGGTGTCGATTGCCGCGTTGTAAGTCGCCTTGCTGATCGTGCTGGCGTTCACGACTGCGTTTGGCCCGAGGTGCATCAGCACGCCGCGCACGCTCGCTGCGGTCGAGTTCGTCGCCGCCGTGGTCATGCCCGAATAGGCAGAGTTCGGCTTGGCCCACTGGTTGTTGCTGCCGCTTACGTCAGTGCTACCCACGCCAGTGCGGATGAACGCAACGGGCACACCCTGGTCGGCCATGATGCGCGTGGCAAGGATGGGCCAATGACTGCCGGTGTTTGCGCCTGATTCAATCAACTCAGACCAAGCGCCAGAGACAAAGCGCGTAGCTTTCAGGGAGCCGTGCGTGTATGCCTGCGGGTTTGTGCCCCGTCCGTCACTGATTGAATCGCCACCGACTACCAACATATCACCGATGCCGACATCCAGCACTGTGGCCGATTCCGCGATGGTGACTCGTTTGCGCACTGTGAGCGTGCCCTGCCCCTGTGCTTGGCCGGTCAACGTGCCGCTGAATGGCCCGGGGGCAACAGCCGTGGCGATGGTGACGTAAGCGCCGCCGTTAAAGCTTGCTTCAATGTCTTCGGTCGAGCCGGTGACAGAGCCTGAAATTTGAATGCTGCCGGTCGTGCCGCTGCGCTGGTGCATCTCGAACCTTACGGGAGTCGAGATGGTCAGGCCACCGCCTGCGGGCTGGCTCTTGAAGATGGCGCAGACGTTGACGCCGCCGACCGGGCCAGTCCATGTCGCAAGCGTTTCCGCAGCCGGCACTGTGGCAACAGTCGTTTGAATCTTGCGGGCGACTATGGAGCCGTAATAGGTGCCGCCGACGCCACTAGTCCACTGGTCAACTGTCCAGCCATTCGCCCCCGCTACACCACTGATTGTTGGGGTTTCGACGCCCAGGCCAAACAAAACGATGCAATCATTCTCCGGGGGCGTTACATCGACGCCAAACGCATCAGAAGTTGCGCCACTGAAGGAAGTGCCACCGGGTGAGCTATAGGCCGCAGTGGTAGCAATGCCGGCCAGTGCATAAACCACGCAAGACGCGACAACAGAACCGCCGCCAATGGTGACGGTGTGGCTTGCATTGACCGTAGCGTTTAGACAGTAGTACCACCGCCCCGCTACTGTGTTGGTGCTTGCAGCCCCTGCCGTGTAGGTGTTGCCCTGGTTGTCGGTGACTGTTGGCGTGCCACCATATGCCAGCCAAACCGCAATGCAGTTCGCGCCCGTGCTGTTAAACGCTGGGGTGGTTCCGCCCGACGCCCCGGCGACCTTCTGAGTTGCAATGACGGTGGCCGGCATCTCAGCTCACCCCAATCACGCGGCTGGAGCCATCAAGCGTCACAACCCGCGAAAACCCGTTGCTGCCGGTGATCGTGATGGTTGTGGAGGTGTATGCGACGGTGTAGGTGATCCCCCGCAGAGCGAACCCGACCACGCGGTTTGAGCCGTCATAGGTGACACCAGAAAGGCCAAGAGAGCCGCCAAGTGAGAGGGTCAATCCTTCTTCTCCGGTCAGGCTTGCGCCGCTACTGTCCGTCGCCGCCTCAATGGACCCGTCTTCGTTGTATCGGTCCGATGCGAGGGACATCACCGTGTACTGCAAGGCAAGCACCGCGCTGATGTAGATGTCTCGGTCTGAGGTGAACGGCCCGATAACCGTGTCGCCGGTGCCGAGGCTAAAGCTCTGGCCGGCGCCAGGGCCTGGGCCAAGGATTGCAGCGCCGGAACCACTGGCCACGAAGCGCAAGCGGCTTCCTGCGGCAAGCCTCACGGTCTGCGAGCTGTTGGGGTTGATCGTCGGCATGGCGCCCTGTCCTGAGTAGCTGGCGGGCCGCGTGGGGCTCGCGTAGGGCGCTGCTGGCGGCGCATCTACTCAGCGGACCGAGGCGCAAAGGGCCTCAATCGAACGATGCGCGCAGTTTAGCGGCGAGCGAACGGGCTGACCATAGGCAGCGGGTCTGCGCTGGAAACCGCACCGCGCGGCCTGCCCAGCGTCTGCGCCCCGCGCCCGAGCAGGGAGAGCGTGTCCACGCCATCATCCGGCTGCCCAGCAGGGAACACCAAGCACTGCCGCTGCAGCTCTGGCACCCATGCGGCCTTGGGCCAGAACAGCCGGCCCATGCCAGCCGTTGCAATGATCGGCTGCGCGCGTGTGGCCTTGTCGGTGATCGATGGCAGCCACTCCATGCGGCACGGCGCCTCCCGCTCCGTCATGCGCCGCCGCAGCGTGCCCTCGGTCGCCCGCCTGATCGGCCCAGCCTCGCCAAACCAAGCCAGCGGGCTCCAGCGGGCAATCATGTCGATCTGCCGCTCTATCCAGACCTCGGGGCCAACTTGCCCGCGCCACCAGTCCAGCACGTAGACAGAGCCGTCCGCTCCAACACCGGCCACGCCATGTTCGGTCCAGTCGCCACCGTCCGGCGTCACGGCGTAATCACTTGCGCCAATGATCCGCAGGCCTGCTGGCGCCACCTCGTAGCCGGCCATGTCGTCTTTGCGGAACAAGATGCCCTCATCGGGCGCTGGCCGCTGCTGATACAGGCTTGACCATGTGCGGCGGTTCAGCCGGAACTGATCCCAATGCCGCCGGTCGAACCACTGCGGCCAAAGCATGTCACCAATCGAGCGCCCTACCGGGTCCGTGTGCGTCTGGCACTCAGCCTGCAAGCACATCACGCGCCACACGTTGCCATCCCTGCACTTGATGTCGCCCGACTCGCCCGCCCAATCTGACGGGAGGATGCGCCCGGCCAGGTCGTCTTCATGCCATCGGGTCTGAATCACCACCACCCAGCCGCCCGGAATCAAGCGCGTGAGCAGGTCATCCTCGTAGGCTGCATAGGTCCGGTCTCTGATGATCTGGCTGTCTGCCGCCTCTCGGCCCTTGATCGGGTCATCAATCACGATGCCGTGGGCGCGGTTACCGGTCACCCCGGCCATGATCCCGCACGCGATGTACTCACTGCCATTCGTCAGCCCGAACTCGTCAGCAGCGCGGCTGTCGTCAGCAATCGTGGCCTGAAGGATTCCCGAGGACTCAGCAGAGCGCAGCAACTGGCGGGTTCGCCGGCCATGCCGCCGCGCCAGGTCGCCGCCGTAGCTGGCCAGGATCACCCGCCGGTCTGGATGATTGCCCAGGTACCAAGACGGCGCCACAACCGTCGCATAGGTGCTCTTGGCTGAGCCAGGCGGCGCCATGATCATCAGCCGGCCGTGCGGCGTCTGCATGCACCGCTGCATCTCCCGAAGAATCAGCCGGTGATGGTCGGCCTGTTGGCTTTCGATCAGCGGAATGCGCGAGGCGCTCTCCTCTTCGTTCAATGGCGAGCCCGGTACCGGCACCCGGCTTGCGTAGGTCACCAAGTCGATGCGAGCCTTGCGCCGCTCCAACAAGATCGCCGCCGCCTGCTCTGGGGCCAAGCTCATTGCCCCGCCTTGCCTGCCGCGATCAGCGCCAACTCGTCGTCGGTGAACTCGGCTGCGCTGCGCTTCGTCTCAATCGGGCCGCCGTTCTTGCCGGTCAGCTCATGGCGCTCGGTGAACAGCGCCAGATGCTTGCCCAGCAACTCCTTGCCCTTGAGCGCTGCACTGAACTCGCGGGCCCTCTCGGCTTTGTTGGAGATCCGCTCGATATCCTCCAGCACCTTCGCCGCCGACAGCTCCAGCTTGTTCAGCAGCTTGGCCTTGGCAGCCTTCAGAGCGGCTTGAACGCGTGGCCGCTTCAGCGCTTCAGATGCTGACTTGCGCGCATTGCTTGCCACGTAGCCAGCGGCCAGCGCCGCACGGGTGCCGTTACCGTCTATCAGGTACTCGGCAATGAACATCTGTTCCTTGGGCGTCAGGCCCTCACTGCTTGCTGATTGCTTTGCCTTTGGCATGCTGTCTCCTACCCTCATCCATCAAGGCGCCACAGCGACAACGCGCCATGTCACGCCAGCCAATTCAAACCGCTCGCCCACCCGAACGACAAACGGGGCCATCTGCGGGCCGGTGTAGCGCAGGCTGAGCTGGCTCCAGTTGCCACGGCCCACGGGCTTGCAAAGCACCGTCATTGAAGCAATGACCCCAGAACGACCAGCCTGCCATCAGTGCGGTTGAGGCTGAGCGCTGCCCGGCCCGCCCGCTCATTGATCACGTAGCACCAATCGAACCTCGTGTTTTTGAACTCAATCAACTTGTCGTGCGGCAGCCATGAGGCCGGCTCTTCAAAACCCTCAGCAACCTCATTGGCCGCAAGGAGGCGCTGTTGCGTTTGGTTCACTTGCATCTCCCCATGACTTCAGCATCAACACGCGGGCGCTTTGTGCGCGGCGCCAGCGTGGTGCTTCCCAAGTGCCAGCCGTGGCAGCGCGTGCAGTGGTACGGCGCTACGCGCTCCCGTCCGCCCTCGTTGACGCGCCTGGCCAGCTTCTTTCCAACCGCCTTGCTGGCATAGACGCGCTTGCCACAAGGACCAATGACCGGGGGAATCAGCGTGGTCAAGCGGCCCTCCTGAGCTTCTGTCGGTCAGCCTGGGCCCGCGTCTCGAAGTCAGCAGCAGCCGCCTCTTTCACCTGCTCATGCGTCACGCCGGCTTGCTCCAAGTGCTGGCGGTAGGCGCGGTCAAGCGCTCCCAGCTCACGGCAGCGGCGAAAGTGCGGAGCCCTGGCCACGCCTCGGGCAATGCAGCCTTTGCAGTCGCTGGCGAACTCCCAGTGGCTGCGCTGGGTGGCGGCATGGCACTCGGGGCAGCTCATGCCGGGCAAGCCTCCAGCGGCTGCTGAGCCAAGGCATCCTGCAAGGCCCAGGCCTCGACCCGCACGCAAGGCGTGGCCGCATAGCGCTTGCGCAGCCGCACGTCGACGACTTGCACGTCATCGCGCCACAGCACGCCGTTGCAGCCATCGCAGACCGCCTTCAGCACGTTGTCCGCATCGGGCTTTGTTGTCGGCATGTGCAAGCCGGCCAAGGCCTCGCGCTGCTTGCGCTGGCTCCAGCTCGCCGGGACTTGGCAGTCCAAAAACAGGTTGACCGCAACCGGGCCAGCGAACATCGCACGCCCTGCCAGCACCGCTTGTGCTGCGTGAGCGATAAGGCCCTCGTATGCGACCGTCTTCGCTGGCGTGGCCATGCGCGAGAAGCCGCCGATCTTGACGATCTTTGCGCGGCCCTTGCCTTGGGGCTGGCCGGGAATGGTGAAGGAGACGATCACTTGAACACCCCCATCACGCTCACGAACCAGATCGACGCCACCCAGAAGCAGCACAGCGCGAACAGCACGCGGCGCAGCAGCTTGGTCTCCAGCTTGATGCGCCGCTCTGGCCCGGTGTAGCTGGTGTTCACCCGATTGGCCCCAGCGCAGTCGCACCAGCGGCCCTGTCCACAGTTCTGGTTGCAGCTCATGCCACACCCCGCGCTGCGCAGCTCGCAGGCTCGCCAAGGTACTGGCCAGGCTTGAGGGCGCTGAACGACCCAGGCACCTCGAGCACCTCGTAACGACCTGGTCGCGCCTTGGTCACCTGATGCCGCTCCGGTGCGCACCAGGTCTCGACAGCCTTTGGCGCTGGCTGCTCAGCCTTGGCCGGCTCATGCGTGCCATCGTTGCGGATCTTGGCCGCGTGCTCATTGGCTGCCCGCATCTCAGCCCTGGCCGCGTTGGAGCGAGTCACCCGGCCGGCGTTCAGCTTCGCCTTGGCCAGCTCTGCCGACCGCTTGCGGGCCTTGATCGCCTCGGCTTGCTTGGCCTCACGCTCGCGCCTGGCTTGGTCGGCTGCCGCACGCTTGGCGGCGCGCACCGCATCGGCTTCCATGCGCTGTGCTGCTCGTAGAGCTTTGCCCTTGCGGTACTTGATGTTCGCGCGGTCGCTTGCCGCTTGCCGAATCGCCTTCTGCTCAGCATCGCGCTCAGCGCAGCGCTTGGCGAAGTCGGCATCGATCTCGAATGAATCGACCCCGGCGCCGTAGTAAACGACAAGCTGCCGGCTTTCGCGGCGCTTCAGCAGGCCCTTCTCGGTCAGCCTGAGCGCGCTGTTGTGGATCGTGCTGCGCGACAGGTCCGGCAAGGCCTCGCACAGCTCGCGGCTTGATGCGCCCTTGTTGCCGCCCTTGAGCACAAAGCTCAGCACACGGGGCAAATGCACTGCGGGTCGTCCGGTGGGTTTCATGATCGTGTCCTTGTCTGGTTTTGTGGTTTCAGGGGGCTGGGCAAATGCGCGCGCGCGTCACCATGGGTCAACCACTGCTTCCTGCGCATCCGTGAACCGCATCGAAGCCTTGTCGAACCACAGCTTGATTCGCCCTTCAAACGTTCCGTTGCGCTGCTTGCAGACCGTCACCGCCGCGTCTGGCTCTTCCCTGATCGGGTCGAATTCGTTCTCCAGCAGCCGTGCTTCCTTGGCCTTGTTCGCCCACACCGTCACCACGTTGTGCGCCTGGTCAGCGATGGCCGAAGTCCCCTTCAGGTCATGCTTGCCCGGGGGCTTGCTCTCGTCGCCGCTCTGCGGCTTGCGGCAGTGCGCGATCAGGTGCACATGCAGCCCGGTTTCTTGCGCCAGTCGCGCCAAGTCCGTGGCGAACTGCTTCTGCTCGTCGAGTCTTTCCTCGGACGCGCAGACCATCATGAAGCTGTCGATGAACACCTGCTGGCCGCCGTGCTGCTCCGCGAAGTAGCGGCACACCGACAGCGCCTGGTGAGGCGTCAGGCGGCCAACGTGATCGAACAGCCACAGGTGATCCGTGGCGTTGAAGAAGCGCTCCAGGTCGCGCGGCTTGTCGGTGCCGGCGTGCTGGTGCAGCATCCGGGTCAGCGTGTCAGCCGGCGGCATTTCCAGGCTGATGACCGCCGTCGGCGTCTTCTGCATCGACAGCTCCAGCCCGACCTGGCCGGTCAGCATCGACTTGCGGTGGCCGCTGTAGCCGGCCCAGGCCGTCACCTCGCCGGGGCGGAAGCGCAGCAGGTTCTTCATCCGAAGGCTGAACACGCTGGGGGCCATGTCCTTGGCCTTGGGCTCCATCGCGGTAGCCAGCTTCTCCGCGTAGCTCGCTGCGGTGCGCAGCTTGGCCTTGCACTCGGTCTGCCACTCGTAGGCGGCAAAGTCAACATCGTCGGGGGCGAAAGTGTTCACGTCAGGGTTCTCACGAAGGCGGTTTGTTCACAGCAGCGAACGGGCGTTCCGTCCGGCTGCACCTCGAAGGCATCGATGGGCACCATGGGCGAGTGCCAAGGGTCTGCCGGGTCGGGGCCGATGCGCAGCAGCGTCAGCGTTGCGGGCTCGAACTCCTGCAGCCTGGCCACCATGGCGCGCACCCAATCCTTGGCCCGCCACACCTCGACGGCCAAGAGCACCGGCAGGCCATGCGCCCAGCGCAGGTCGAACCGCTCTGGGCTTGCCGATGGGGCAACCCACACCGCAGCCATGGCCGAATGGCAGCCAAGGGCCGTCACATCGCGCAGCCAAGGGCCAAGGCTCCCGGCATCGATCAGCACCCCGGCAACGGGCTTTCGACCACGGCGGCGAAGCGCCAGAAGCGGCTCATGGCCGAGCATGGGGATGGTCTTCGCTGCGGTCATACGGCCCCCGCCCAAACGTCGCCAGCACCGGGGCTTTGGCCGTTGTTGCGGCCAGTCGTCGCGGCCTCAGCCCGCACCCAGTTGCGCCAAGTCGCGGCCCAGTCCAGCTTCGCGCCATCCCGCCCAGCCTTTGCGACCCAGAAGTCGCGGAAGCGATCGGCCATCTTTGCCGGGTCAAGGTCTGGCCGGGTAGCTCGGGACCAATCCCGCCATTCGGGCGGCAAAGTCCAGTTGGCAGGCAGCCGCGAAGCGCGGCGCGTATCTGCTCTTTCTTTTAATACTGGTGTTGGTGTTGGTGTTGGTGTTGGTAGCTCAACGTCCGTTGGCAAAACATGCAACGTTCGTTCAACGTTCGTTTGGCCTTGCTTTAACGAACGTTCAGCGAACGCTTGACGCTTCGCTTGACGGGCGTTCACCGAAGCTTCGGCACTCGCGCGAGCCTTCGCTTGCTTGTCCTGCATTTTTTCGACTTCTGCATCGCACCGCGAGTGCCTCCAGCCCTCATCAGTCAGCGTGAAGAACTCGCGCAAAACAGCCTCAACATCGGCCGCCATGGAGCGCATGCGAACCAGCTTTGCAGTGGCTTGGATGTCCGCTGGCAGTGGTCCTTCGCGGAGGTAGTACTGATCGAGCAAGCGCCTGTAGGCCAGGTCTTCCATCGGCTCCAGATGGGCCGTATGGGCGGCGTAATCGCCCACGTTGAACGGGTAGTAATTCAAACCCCAAGCCTCCTCGCAATGCCCTGCACCGCCGCTTCGTACTGCTCAGCAGTAGCCGCCGGGTTCTGCGCTGCCCAGCGGCGCTTTGCAGCCTCGTAGGCCTGCGCGCGCTGCTGGTCGTTCATGAGCTGCAGGTCTTCGATTCGCCGGAGCGGAGCCGAGATGCGCGCTGTTTTGGGTTCGCTTGAGACGGTCATGCCGCAGCCCTCTGGTTGTCGGCCTGCAGCTGCTCAAGCACGGTCAAGTGGTCGCGAGCTGCAAGCCACTGCGTCAAAAAGCAATTGCCGCAAACCTCTTGGAACAGGCAGATTTGCTCAGCGGGAAGAGTGCGGCGCGACGGCTTGTCGTCAGGGTTGAGGTAGTCGGACACGTGCTGCCTGTTGAAGCCAAACTCGCGGGCGAGATCGCTCTGAGTCAGGCCCTTAGCGCGGCGCATCGCCCAACACCAGCGAACCGCCTCCCGGTAGCTGCGAGCAAATGCCAATGCGGCCGATGGGACCGCTGCCGGCCCATCAATGCGGGCCAATAGCCCGAGCTGTCTCTGTGTCATGGGTGCCTCCATGGATAAATTCAATCGATCACCCCGGCGCGCACCAGTTGCTGCACCGGTCCAAACTGAGCGAAGCTGATGGCCTGATGAAAGCCAGACAGCAGCCCTTTTGGATACGCCCAACCCTCCCCGCTTTCAGCGGAGGCACCCACATGGGCGGTTTGGGAGGACGCATCCAGAAGAGCGCAAACACGGAGGCCAAGAGCCATGAACGACGACATAGACGAAGCCTGGGCAGCCCTCGCAGTGCGCGAGCTGGTGCAGCGCTGCTTGCGCGGACTGGCGCAGCACTTCATGTGCCTGGCCAGCGGGCTGGAGGTAGACCCGGAGCTTTGATTGATCACGGGTCAGGCCGCCGCGCTGGCTGGTGCCTCGGTGTTGGGGGCCTGCTCCGCTTGCTGTCGTCGCCAGAGGGCGGCTTGAACGCGGTCAGCGATTCGGGGTGGCAACTCATCCGGCCATTTGTCAATGGCTTGGTAAGTGCAACCAATGGCCCGAGCGGCGGCGCTGACACTTCCGCCGAGCTGTTCGATGGCTTGATGCTTGTTCATGGCGCGCATTTAACCACGGTTAAAAACCAAAGGTCAATGAACAAGCGCGATGATTTCAACCATGGCTGAATATTCAGAACGGCTGCTGGAAGCCATGGCGGCAGCGGGCTACGACAAAACTAGGCTGCATCGCGCGCTTGGCGTGAGCTACCAAGCGGTCAAGAAGGCCACTGAGGGCGGCAAGTTCGGCACCACAAACCATTTGGCGGCGGCCAAACTCCTAGGGGTGTCGCCCGATTGGCTGGAAAGCGGGCGCGGCGATCGCACCCCAAAATCGGGGGGAGCGAATCACGAACCCCAGCTAGCTCACGGCATGAGCCAGCCCCAGTTCAGCATTGAAACAATTCGTTCAATGCTCTGGGAGGAGTTGATGGGTTTGAAGTTGAAGGGCGAGCTGCCGCCACTGTGTCAAGTTGCTGCGCCGGACAACGCCATGGCGCCGCGCTTGCGGCAGGGAGTAAGGGCTACGTTCGAGCGCGACCTGGCGCCGCAGTTCGGAGATGGCGTGCTGATCAAAGACAGCGCGGGCGAGCTGCACATCAGGTACTACCGACGCGGCCGGCCTGGCACATGGGAGGCCCATGCCGAGAGTGAAGACTATGCGCCGCTGCTGAGTGACCGTGACGGGATAGAGATTTGGGCCGTTCTAACTGGAGTCGAGGGGCGATGGGCTTGAGAGTGCGAATACTGCTCAAGTGGGCGGCCGTCATCGCCCTTTCGTTTGTCGCCGGCTGGGCCGCCAAGCCTGACCCGCACTGGCCGCCAGAGAGGGGCAAGCTGGGCCTTCCTGCCAATTGCAGCGCATACGTTGACGCCAGCATTGCCGGGTATCGGCTCAAGCAGTACACCGCAGACGAGGCATTTGCAGGATTAGAGCGGAACTGCGGCGCTGGTGGCGCGCTATGGCGCGACCGCTGATTTTTGCGTTGTGCGCCGCGTTGATGGCCAATGCCATCGCCTCTCCGCGATCCCCGGCCATCCGCGCTGAGTTCCGCAAGGCCAACCCCTGCCCCGCCACTGGCAAGAAAACCGGCGCCTGCCCAGGCTGGCAGGTAGACCACCGGGAGGCGCTCGTCTGCGGCGGCCGCGACGAGCTGGCGAACCTTCAATGGCTGCCAATCGCTGAGCACAGCGAGAAGACGCGGGCCGAGGTGAAGCTCTGCCGGACCAATAAGCACACCAGGTAGGCCATTTGCATCGCCACCCAGCCCGCACCGCGCGGGTTTTTTTGCGATCTTTGTTTAACCTAGGTTGATTTCTTGTTTTAACTCTGGTTAAATGCTCTCCATCGCAACGCAAGCATGGAGCAGCAGATGGCACGCAACGACTTACCCGGATTCGGCGACCAAGCATCTTGGCCGGCGTGCGTCGGTCATCCGATGGACCCGCGCACCGACACCGACAACGAAGCCCTGACGGAAGACAGCGCGCGTGATATCGCCGAAGACGAAGCCGACCGCGACGGCTACTCCCTGGCTTGGTGGCTGATCAACTTCGCAATCGTTGAGCACACCGGCCCGGCGGACTTGGCCAGCGTGCGCGAGCGCATCGACCTGGGCGAGCCCTGCACCGCTTCCGAGCTGCTGGCTCTGGCGTTCAACGATGGCGACCGCGCCGGCTACTGCCTGCACTTGCTGCGTGAGCAGTACCGCGCCCATGCCGAAACCCGCGATTGGGTCAAGGGCCGCGCCAAAGAGATGCTGGCTGCCCAAGAAGAGCAAGAAGAAGAGCTGCGCATTGAGGCGCTGGCAATGCGCCACGACGCATACGCGGAGGCCGCATGAACGCGATCCAGATCCCCACCCAACCCGGCGCCTTGTCGCGCCTCTGGCGCCGCGTCCGCATCGCATGGCTCCGCTCTGAGGCCGACGCCGTGCGCAAGGAGCGCCGCGACTACCAAGGCGCCGGCGTCGTCGGCCCGATCTATCTCCTGAACAGCATCGCCGAAGAGCTCGAGCTGCGCCGCAAGGCCAAGCGCCTGGAGCTGGGGCAATGAACGCCGCTGACCTGCTCATAGGCATGCGCCGTGGCATGCCCTTCTCCGAATACCTCAAGGTGCGCGCGCTCAGCAACAGCGGCATGAAGCTGTTGGCCAAGAGCCCGCTGCACTACGCGGCGCAGTTCGACCCAGAGCGCCCCGCTGTTGAATCAAGCGATGCGCTTCGCCGCGGCTCGCTGCTGCATACCCTGGTGCTGGAGCCCCACGAAATCAGCCACCGGTACCGCATCAAGCCCGAGGGCATGAACTTCGCCACCAAGGACGGCAAAGCATGGCGCGATGCCACGCCGGCCGGCATTGAGATCGTGAGCGAGGCCGAGCACCGCGCAGCCTGTGTGCAGGCTCGTCGCCTGCGTGCTTTGCCGGAGGTTGCGGCACTGCTGGGAAGCGGAGAGGGCGAGGTTTCCTTCTTCTGGCTGGACGAAGAGACCGGCACCCATTGCAAGGGCCGCGCGGACTGGGTGTTTCGCTCGCCCGCTGGCGTGGTGCTACTTGACCTGAAGACCACCGATGACGCCACGCCCGAAGCATTCGGCCGCAGTTGCGCTCGCTACGGATATCACACCCAATCCGCTTGGTACAGCAACGGCTGGACGCAGGCCACGGGCGAGCCGGTGCTTGGCTTTGTGTTTGGCGCCGTCGAGAGCGCATGGCCGCATGACGCCGTGCCTTACATGCTCGATGAGCAGGCGCTTACCAGGGCGCGCGTGCAGATCGCCGCCCTTCTGGAGCTGCACAGCCATTGCACTGCAACCGGTCACTGGCCCGGCATCGCCAGCGAGATCACCACCCTGAGCCTGCCGGCTTGGGCCTGAACCTTTCCCCACCACCGAGAACCAAATGACCACAGACACCATTGAACAAAGCGGCTCGATGCAAACCATCGTGGAGGCGCGCGACGTAGCCGTGATGCCCGGCTTCAACAGCCAAGGCAGCTGGGAGCTTGCCAACCGCATCGGCAAGGCCTTTGCCGCATCCACCCTTGTGCCGCAGGCCTACCAAGGCAACGTCGCCAACTGCATCGTGGCCCTGGAGATGGCCAACCGCATGGGCGCATCGCCCCTGATGGTGATGCAGAACCTCTACATCGTGCACGGCAATCCCGGCTGGTCCGCCAAGTTCTTGGTGGCCTGCTTCAACCAGTGCGGCCGTTTTTCAGCGCTGCGCTACGAGTGGAACGCCGACCGCACCGCCTGCCGCGCCTGGGCAATTGAGAAAGCCACGGGAGAGCGCATCGACGGCCCGCAAGTCAGCGTGCAGATGGCCAAGGACGAAGGCTGGAGCACCAAGAGCGGCAGCAAGTGGAAGACCATGCCCGAGCTGATGCTGATGTACCGCGCGGCAGCCTTCCTCATCCGCACCTATGCCCCAGAGATCAGCATGGGCCTGCAAAGCAGCGAAGAGCTGGAAGACATGGGCGCTCCGCCAGTCGCCAAGCCAACGCGCCCTGCTGATGTGGTGCGCGCGGCCATCGCCGCCGGCCCTGCCCCAGCGATTCAATCGACCGCCTCACCGGCAATTGTTCTGGCCGGCTGGATTGAGCGCATCGACAACGCGGCCGATGCAGAGCAGGCCAATGCCATCGCTGAGCAGGCCAAGGCCGCCTTGGGCGCTGAGCAGGCCGGAGAGATCGACAAGGCCTATCAGATCGCCTGGGCCTGATTGATCAACGGGGCGGCCGCCAATCCTTCAACCGATTTTTGGGTCGCACCAAGGCGAGCCGCCCCACCAAACAAACAGCACATGACCGACTACACATCCTTCTTGCGCCAGAAGATCAAGCTCGCGCAGTTCAAAGGCTTCACCATTGAGCCAGACGAAGCGCACCCGATCCTGTTCCCGCACCAGCGGGACATCGTTCGATGGGCTGTGCAAGGCGGCAACCGCGCCATCTTTGCCAGCTTCGGCCTTGGCAAGAGCGTCATGCAGTGCGAGTGGCTGCGCCAGATCATGCGAGCGGTACCGGACAGCTTTGGCCTGATCGTTTGCCCGCTGGGCGTTCGGCAAGAGCTGATCCGCGATGCCGCGATGCTCGGGCTTGACCTTCGATTCATTCGCTCCGCCGCTGAGATGACGCCGGGCCACCGCTGCTACGTGACGAACTACGAGAGCGTGCGCGATGGCAAGCTAGATCCGAAGCAGTTCGCCGCAGTGAGCTTGGACGAAGCCAGCGTGCTGCGCAGCTTTGGCAGCAAGACCTATCAGGAGTTTCTGCCGCTGTTCGACGGCGTGCGGTTCAAGCTCGTGAACACGGCCACGCCGTCGCCAAACCGCTTCAAAGAGCTGATTCACTACGCCGGCTTTCTTGGCGTGATGGATACCGGGCAAGCGCTGACCCGCTTCTTTCAGCGCGACAGCGAGAAGGCTGGAAACCTCACGCTCTACCCGCACAAAGAGCAGGAGTTCTGGCTGTGGGTATCGAGCTGGGCCGTGTTTGTGCAGCGCCCGAGCGACCTGGGCTACAGCGATGAGGGCTATGACCTGCCGGAGCTGGACGTTCGGTACCACGAGGTGCCCAGCGACTACACCAAGGCGGGCAACGACCGCGACGGCCAGGCTCTCATGTTCAACGATCCGGCCATGGGCCTGAGCGCAGCGGCTGGCGAGAAGCGCGACAGCATGCCGGCCCGCGTTGCCACCGTGGCGCAGATCGTGGCCGAGTCGCCCGCTGACCACTTCGTGATCTGGCACGACCTAGAAGCGGAGCGCCACGCGCTACAGGCGGCCATCCCCGAAGCCGTGAGCGTGTGGGGTTCGCAAGACCTTGAAGAGCGCGAGCGCCGCATTGTTGGCTTCGGGGAAGGCGAGTTCCGCGTTTTGTCCACGAAGCCCGTCATTGCCGGCAGCGGCTGCAACTTCCAGCGCCACTGCCACCGCGAGATCTTCGCGGGCATCGGATTCAAGTTCAACGACTTCATTCAAGCCATTCACCGGGTGCAGCGCTTCCAACAGCCACACCCTGTCCGAATCGACATCGTCTACAGCGAGGCAGAGCGGGAAGTACTCCGCACCTTGCAAACCAAATGGACGCAACACAAGGAGCTGGTGCACAACATGAGCGAGATCATCAAGAAGTTCGGCCTGAATCAACTGGCGATGCAAGAGACCCTTGCGCGCAGCCTTGGCCTTGAGCGCATCGAAGTCAAAGGGGAACGGTTCACCGTTGCCAACAATGACTGCGTGGAAGAGGCAAAGCTGCAGCCCGAAAACTCGGTGGACTTGATCGTGACATCGATCCCGTTCGCCAACCACTACGAATACAGCCCGAGCTACAACGACTTCGGCCACACCGAGGACAACGATCAGTTCTGGGGCCAGATGGATTACCTGACGCCGGAGCTGCTGCGCATCTTGCAGCCGGGCCGCATCTACGCTTGCCACGTCAAAGACCGCATCTTGTTCGGCAACGTGACCGGAGCCGGCGCACCGACCGTGAGCCCGTTCCACTGCGAGGCCATCATGCACGGCCGCAAACACGGCTTTGACTACATGGGCCTCATCACCATCGTCACGGACGTGGTGCGAGAGAACAACCAGACCTACCGGCTGGGCTGGAGCGAGCAGTGCAAGGACGGCACCAAGATGGGTGTTGGCTCGCCTGAATATGTGATCCTGTTCCGCAAGCCGCAGACCGACCGCAGCCGGGGCTATGCCGATCTGCCGGTGAGCAAGTCAAAGGACGACTACACCCGGGCCCACTGGCAAGTTGACGCGCATGCTTTCTGGCGCAGCAGCGGCAATCGCCAGATCACGGCGGAAGAGCTGGCAGGCCTTGGCCCCGACAAGCTGGCCAGCATGTTCACCAAGTACAGCCTGCAGAACGTCTATGACTACGAGTTCCACATCAAGATCGGCGAAGAGCTGGAAGCGCGCGGCGCTCTGCCGTCTACCTTCATGAGCCTTGCGCCCGGCAGCCATCACCCGGACGTTTGGCACGACGTGACGCGCATGCTGACCCTGAACAGCGACCAGAGCCGCCGGGCCGTCGAGAAGCATGTTTGTCCGCTCCAGTTCGACATCGTTGACCGATTGATCGGGCGCTACAGCAACCCGGGCGAACTGGTCTATGACCCTTTCTGCGGCCTTGGCACCGTGCCCTATCGCGCGATCTTGAAAGGCCGGCGCGGTGGCGGCAGCGAGCTGAACCCGGCTTACTTCTTGGACCAAGTTCACTATCTGAAGTCGGCAGAGCGCGAGTTCAGCATGCCGAGCTTGTTTGACGCGCTGGAGGCAGCATGACCACCACCCAAGCCGCCGAAATCCTCGCCGCGCACAACGCATGGCGCAGGGAGGACGACAACAACACCGACCACGCGCCGACGCCGATGCAAGACCCAAAAGAAGTTGGCCGCGCCATTGATCTGGCCGTTGCTTTGCTGCGCGCTGAAGCTGCAAGGAGCAAGGCATGAGCACCCCGGAAGACATTCCAGCCTTCCCGTACAGCGTGGAAATCAAAGGCCCGCAGGACGACCCGTTTAACGAAAGCGACCCGGTCCCGGCGGGCATATCGCGGACATACGCGTTTGCAGGCATGAGCCTCCGCGATTACTTCGCTGCC